ACGGTTTTCATAGGTATCCCTCTTGTATGCTGTCGGAGCGCAGCCCATAGCCCTGACCCGCAAGGCTAGGCGGCTGAACTCAGACTAGTGTGTTTGCTTCTATCTTGAACTCGTGCCTGGAGCCTTCACCCCTTTGGGAAACGGCGTAGTCGTTAAGCTCCACCCAGGACAACTTCCCGCGCTCTGCTTCTTCCATGGTGTCTAGCCTGTCCAGTTCTTCGAATGGCCCCCAGCGGTGTTCCGCGTCAAAATACGCACCGTTGTAACAGCGTGGGTCATTCAGGTGCAGGTACTTAGCCCGTCTGAGTAGTATGAACGGGCGAGTATCGTAAGGTGTGTGGCTTTTACCCATGGTGATGCATCCTTTCTTGTATGCGCAGTCGGTTAACACACAGGGCTTTCGTTGTGGGCACCCAGTCACGGTGCCAGCTTGCAGGTATGTCTAGCAGCTCAGGCACACGGGCAAAGTTAGGCTTCCAGCCGCGTGAGACCATTTCCAGATATATGGTGTCGAACCGTTTTGCTAAGTAGCCTAGCCGGGTGTAGAAGAACTTGACGTGCCCCTTGCCCATCGTGTATTCCTGTGGGTGCGTTGTAGGCTCTTCACCACGTTTGTACGCAGCATACGCCAGCTTGAACACACGGGGTAGCTCACGGTACTCGGCGAGCAAGTGCTTATCGTGCAGCTCGGCGGGGGGTACACAGTTGATGCGTGTCATTTGTGTGCCTTGCAGGATTCTTCAAGTTGTTCGATCAACCCGTTTCTAATATCAAGCTGCGCTTGCCAAGGCATGCCCGACGACCTTAGTGAAGCTAGTTGAATCTCATTCGTGATGTATGTAAGCAGAAGTAGTATTTGTGCTGCTGTCATTTTATGTTCCTTAAAGTGCGGTTGATAGTGAACGTATTATTGAGCGTGAAAAAGAACAACGCAAGAACTTTCTTCAACTATTTCCGAAATAGTCAAAAAAGAAGCCCCCGACAGCGTAACTGAAGGGGGCTTAAGTACCAGTCTTCGTAGACTGATCAGGGAGTAAGTTGTGCCCTACCAAACGCCCACACGATGCAGCCCGTGCAAGAGTACCCGATAGGAACCACCATGGAGGAAGACCGCTCCTGCAATACAACCTGTAGGCCCATGGCAGGGCACAGCCGCATTATACACAGATACCATCGGTAACGCCCCACGGTGTATACAGGGATAATTGGCGTCCCGTGCAACCAATTAAAAGAGTCTATGAATAACCCGTACAGCTACATCACGCGAGGCGGTGTGACTAACACCCACGTGCGTGCATCGGAAGAAGATGCCACACTACTCGACCTATACACCGCGTTCAAGGAGCCACTCGCTCTGGACATGGGTGCCATCAAATACCACAACGGAACCAAGCGAGAACGGTCTGACACTAAGAAGACCCTGCCCTACTTCGTGGGTGCAGTCATAGAGGGCGACAGACACGACACCAACGTTCAGGCCCGCACACTGCTCACCTTGGACATTGAGCAGGAAGACCCCTCCGGTGCGCAGCCACCACCCCCGCAAGAGGTGTTCAAAAAGCTACAGGCGCTCAAGGGCGAAGGCTGGGTGTACACGTCGCTGAGCCACACGCCCGACCGCCCTCGCTACCGCATAGTGTTGCCACTGGGTAAACACATCGAGGGTGATCACTCCAGCATGACACCAGTGTTACAGGCCAGTACCATGAAGGCCGCTGCTACGCTGGGGGTTGATGAGTGGTGTAGGCCAGAGTCGTGGGTGCTGTCACAGCCCATGTACCTACCTGCCAAGCTGAAGGGCGGTGCGTTCTTCCAAGGGTACACGGGTGGTAAAGCGTGGGGCACTGCCACAGCAACTAAGGGCACAAAGGCGAACCCGGCTGACATACCAGACCACATCGAAACGCCTGACCCCATGCTCAACGCGATAAAGGCTGCAGGACTGTACCTGCGTGAGAACCCTAAGCACAAGGGCATGCACTTCATCACCTGCCCCTTCACAGACCAGCACTCAACGGACAGCGACTCCAAGACAGTGTACTATGAGGCGCACTTTGATGGCAACCCCCGTCCGGCCGTCAAGTGCATGGGCACCAGCCCCGACAAGGATGGCATACCTCACCTGACCATGGGCACACTCGTGCGCTTCCTCAAGGGCGAAGGGCACATCACGCAAGACCAACAGTCCACAGCAGGAGTACTCGATGACTATGATGAATTCCTTGGCAAGGCCAATCTTGGCAACATGCTTGACACCGAGCCTGTGCCTCGGGAATGGGCCATACCACAGTTCGCCCCGGTGGGCAAGGTCACGGTGTTGGCAGGTCCGGGCGGTGTGTCCAAGTCCATGCTCATGTTGCATGTGCTCACTCATGGGGCGCTGGGTCAGTCGTGGGCTGGGTATAAGTTCTCTGCCCCACTGCGTAGCCTGTACGTCAGCTATGAAGATGATACCCAGGAGCTGCACTCGCGGGTTCATGCGCTCACAGGGGCGATGGTGGCTTATGACGATGGCGTACTAGATGCACTGCACGACGTGAAAGGCAGTGTGCGTAAGAACCTGCTCATGTACGCTGCTGACGAAGAAGCGCTGTCGTGGGTGTTGGCTACCAAGCCAGACCGCTTCGCTCCAGCAGAGCGCACGGCACGCGTCAATTGGCTCATTGGCCTTATCAAACACGCGGGCATCAAGTTGTTGGTGTTGGACCCCGCTGTGTACACGCACCAGTTAGAAGAGAACAACATCAGCGACATGGCCTCCTATATGCAGATGCTCACGCACATAGCCAAGGCTGGGAACTGTGCCGTGGTGGTGTTGCACCACATGTCTAAGGCTGCGTCCTGGGTGTCGTTGGCAGAGGTTAACCAAGGGGCCTTGAGGGGTGCCTCCAGCTTTGCGGACAACGCCCGCTCTGTTACCGTGGCGCTGTCTATGCCCGCCAAGGATGCTCCGCTGTACGGCCTGCCCGCTGACCGCACCACGTCCAGCAAATACGTGGTCACGCAACACGTGAAGCATAACTACAGCGCCCCGATGGTGCAACAGGTGTTCGAGCGTAAAGGGGCGCTCCTCATCCCCCGCCCTGAGATTGTGGCACTGGATGAGGGTCAGCTTACGATAGCACGGCAAGAAACAAAGGCACATCAACAAGAGTCAGTGATGCGCGTTATGGCAGACAAGCTGGTGTTGCACATGCTGGGGCTAGACGACTTCGCCTCCAGTACGCAACTGTCTGTGGGCTCTGGGGTGCACAAAAGACACATGCCAGAGGTCCTTGATTGGGCAGAAGGAAATGACTACATAGAGTGTGAAGAAGGGCCAAAACGGGCCAGATTATGCAGACTTACACGTGATGGCAAAGCGTATGCAAAACTCAAGCAAAAGGATCAGAAATGAACGCAAAACGAGTGGTTCCAGTCACCTGGAACCGGTTCCAAAGTGGTTCCGGAACCGTTAGTGGTGGTGACCGGTTCCAGTACTCCCCTTTTAAGGGGTACTGGAACCGGTCCACATACCGGCAAAAAAGAATAGGAACCACTCGAACAAAATCACGTTTGCACATAGCAGCACTAGCACACGGTAGTTTTGGCACCACACGGGAGGTTCAACAGAAAAGGGCAGATTTCTATCTGAATAATCGTCTGAGTTTTGTCCTGTGGTTCCGCCCTTCTTGGAACCACTCAAGTTTGGAACCACAGGACAAAAACACTGTTCAACGTGTTCGTGCGTGCGTGGGCTCTGTTGGTGTCGTTATTTCGTTCATAAAAGTGTTCGAGTGTGGGGGCGTCGTGGGGTCTCTGCACCCCCTCCACACGGACGCCGCAAAAGCTTCCGATTTTTCAAGTGAAGGAGTCATCACATGGTAACGCGAAAAAGGTCTACCAAACCGCTCGTCATGCCTCCGAAGGTCAAGCTCACGGGTCAGGGCGGTCCGGGTCGCGGACAAGGTCGCAAGGCTGGAGGCGTGAACAAGCGCACAGCAGCAGATGCTCAGCGCATCGCAGCGGGCACAGTCATCACAGGCAACTGGGACCCTAAGAATGAAGCGGTGCCCGTCCTACCGAACACGGCCACACCACTAGACGTGATGGTCGAGGCCATGCGCAGGGCGTACCGACTGGGGGGTCCGCTGGCTGCTGCTCCGTACGCTGAGCGGGCTGCACCCTACTTGCATGCAAAGATTAGCTCCATAGAACTCAAGACCCCCACGGCTCCGGGCATGGGCAACACTGCTAACGCTCCCAGGATGCGCATAGAGTTCGTGAAACCTAAGAAGGAAGAGGACACTGATGGAAGCTGACGTAGCCGAACTACTCGGGCTGTATACACCGCCTGTCGCACCCATAGGCCCGTACAAAGAAACACGGGCCGATGACATCATCGAGGTCGAAGAACTAATGCAGCTTCCCGAAAAGGCTGCATTTCTTTTTGAGCCCCATAGATACAAGGTCATACCGGGCGGGCGTGGTGGTTCACGCTCGTGGTCAGTTGCCAGAGCCCTCCTGTTGCAGGCGTGTGAGCGCCCCCTACGCATCTTGTGTGCACGTGAGTTCCAGGTGTCCATCAGTGAGTCAGTACTCAAGCTCCTGAGCGACCAGATAGCGCTGTCCCCCAACATGCGTGCGCTGTACACAGTGCAGAAGCGCACCATCACTAACGACGTGGGCAGCGAGTTCTACTTCGTGGGCATACGAAACAACGTAACCAACGTCAAGTCGTTCGAGGGTATCGATATATGCTGGGTGGAGGAGGCTGAGAAGGTCTCTAAGAACAGCTGGAAGGTGCTGATACCCACTATCCGCAAGCCTAAGTCTGAGATCTGGGTGACGTTCAACCCTGACGAGGAGACAGACCCCACCAGTGTGATGTTCTTAGGCGCTGAGCCCCCTCCGGGCGCTAAGATAGTGTGGATGGGGTGGCAGGACAACCCTTGGTTCCCTGAAGAACTACGCGTCGAGAAGGACTACATGTATCGCGTAGACCCAGAGGCTGCTGAGCACGTATGGGGTGGGGGATTCCGTAAGAACAGCGCTGCACAGGTGCTCAGAGGCAAATACCGCATCGAGGCATTCGTACCCGAGCCAGACTGGGACGGACCATACTACGGGGCAGACTTCGGGTTCAGCGTTGACCCTAGCACACTGGTGAAGCTCTGGATACACGAGAACAAGCTGTACATCGAGGAAGAGGCGTATGGTGTGGGCGTCGAGACCGATGAGCTACCTACGTTCTATGAAGGGGGTGAGGTGCGCAACACCAACGGATCGCTCCGTAAGACGTTCAAAGGTGTGACAGGCTGCAAGAAGCGCCCCATACGTGCAGACAGCGCACGCCCTGAGACTATCAGCTACCTAAACAGACACGGCTTTGGCAACGTAAGGGGCGCGACTAAGGGTGCAGGCAGCGTGGAGGACGGCACCCAGTTTATAAAGTCGTTCGAGACGATAATAATCCATACTCGGTGCACCCACGCAGCTGAGGAAGCCCGCTTGTGGTCTTACAAGGTAGACAGGTTATCGAAGGAGCCGACCAACGAGCTGGACGACAAACATAACCACATCTGGGACGCGGTGCGATATGCCCTAGAGCCGCTCTTGAACCAGTCTAGTCTAGGGATGCTCACTTACATGAAACAACTGGCTGAAGACAACGCCAAACGAAAGGAACCGTGATATGGCAAAGATACCCGGAGCGCAGGCTTCTGATGGCAAGAAGACCCCTATTGAGGCTGGACTACTGGACCGAGTGGTGCAGGGCGTCAAGTTCGTGCTCACTGGCAAACCAAACTCGTTCTTCGGCCCCGGTGACCCCATTGCACCACAGGCCCAGGAAGCGGCGCATGGTAGGCAGTTCGACTTCGCTGCGAACTACAACATACGACGCATGCCAAGGGACGGTGAGGGTGTTACGTTTGAGCAGATGCGGGCACTGGCAGACGGTTACGACCTGTTGCGCTTGGCTATCGAAACGCGCAAAGACCAGATGTCTAAGCTGAACTTCACGTTCGGCACCAAAGACCCCAAAGGTGAGCCTGATGCACGCTGTGAGGAGCTGAGCAAGTTCTTCGCTTTTCCTGATGGCGAGCACGACTGGGAGACGTGGCTGCGCGCTCTGTTGGAAGACCTGCTGGTCATGGATGCACCCACCATCTACCCACGCATGGCACTGGATGGCAGCTTGCACTCCCTGGAGCTGGTGGACGGTGCCACAGTGAAGCGCGTGTTGGACCAGACCGGGCGCACACCACTCCCACCAGACCCAGCCTACCAACAGATACTGAAGGGCATGCCCGCTGTGGACTACAGCCGTGATGAGCTCATCTACAAGCCCCGTAACGTGCGCACGAATAAGGTGTACGGCTACAGCCCAGTG